TCATCAACTGAATAAGTATCAATATTATCAATGCAATCTTTCTTATCTGCATCAGAAAGCATATAGAAACTATCAATCATAGCTTGCTTAGCTTTCTTATCAGTTTCATTTTTAAACTGACGCAATGGGGCGATCTCGGCTTCAAGAGTATTAACCTTTGCCTGAAGATCTTGGAATTGAGAGAATAATGTCTTATAAAGATCAGAATTAGCAACTTCTTCATCGGTCAAAGTATGCTTGGCAGGAGCCTTCTTCTTCTTTTCATCTTCATCCTCTTCATCTTCAGAACCGGCGTCCTTATCTTCTTCGCCTTCGTCCTTACTACCTTCATCGTCCTTTTTAGGTGGGAATGGATTATTTCCACCCTTATCCTCTTCCTCTTCTTCCTTCTTCTTAAATTCAGTTTCAGGATCAGTAGGGTCCAAAGTAGGATCGATGATCTTATTTTCATCATTCATTGGATATAATCCTCCTTTGCTCAAAGCTGTTTTAATGTCCTCCATAAGAGAGAACAACTTGTTCTTGAAGTCTCCGTCAAAGGAGAATTGTGCTGCTATGCCGGCACCTTCGAAGCAAGGCTCGACATTTTCTCCAAGAATACAAAGTTTTTGTATCATTGCTTCATTGATTATGAAAAACTTTGGCAAACCATTATCATCAAATGTCCAAGCGCCATCCATATTTTTCTCATCTAATTCCATAGATTGGTTTTTAGGACGAGTCAAAATTTCTTTAGCTTCTTCATAAATGCTTGTCCAAAGTAATCCTTCAGTCATTAAATATTCATGTTCTACGCCATCGTCCATGAATTTCTAGAACCAAATCTTAGCAGAAGAATCAACAAAACCATAAGCTTTAGTTTTATCTACTACTTTAAACTTACCATCACCAATTTCAATACTGCGTTGATGACCAGTAAAATCACCTTCTGCTGCATCATAAAAACCTACGATAGGGCATCCAGGTAAACTAGCCGCCATTTTAATTGCAGTTTCTTTGGTAATAACAGAACCATTTCGATTTGGATCGTCACCCACATAACAAACTTTTATTTCACATTTAGAAACAAGTTTGTTTAAAGGAGTGACATTAAGTAGTTCGACTGTGTGTTCAAGCGGAATACTTACATGTGTAGCCACTCAACTCACTCCTTTCCAGCAGATTCTCTATTAGCAATAGTTTTATCAGATTTCTAGCTGTCAGCCTTTTCAGGTCTGCCGCCTTTCTTTTCATCACCTGCCGCAGCCTATTGTACTGCGTTAGCTTGTTTCTATTGATTGCCTTGTCCACGAGCACCAAGTACATCTTGACTACTCATAGTAGAAGACATAAGAGGTGGTATCATAATTTCAGAAAGTTTAAGAACTTCATTTTCAAAATGCGCCATAGCAATAATAGAGCTTTGAGAATGACCAAGAGCAATTTGTGGTAACATCTTAGAATATCCAAGTTGAGTATGCTCTTTATACATCTTAGACATTTCTTTATAATTATTTATAGTAGTTTCCAACATATTAAAATGTAAACAATATTTTTTATTACCTGGAAACTTACGACGTAAAATTCTACAATATAATTCATCAAATCCTAAAATTAAATCACGGATACTTGCCTCATCAACTAAAGCTGCTTTCTCAAGAGCCAAGTTACTATCTGCATTAAATAAACTATGAGACACGCCAGCTTCATTATAAACTGTACGCTCTACTTTTTCAAGTTCATCTTTAGTAGTAGTTGAACGAGTATCTGCCAAATCGGCAACATCTACATCAGCAAATGTTGTCATAACATCTACTCCAACGGCTCTGCGCAACATCATAACAGTATTATTATGTATGTCTTTTGCTTCATCAACGTCAAATATCAAATCACCATTTTTATCAAGTGGTAATTTTTGAATAATAATCTTAAGAAGTTGTTGCATCATTTTACGACGGTCCAAATCTTGTGCTTCGTCTAAATCCAAAATTTTAGTACAAGTATTAATCAATAAAGGAACATCGCTATTATTAAGATTAATCTTAAACGCGCAAGCGGGATCAAGTAACCACCATGTTGATCCTTGTTTATTCCCTTCCCAAGTTCCACCTTCCAATGTATCTTTATTATTAAGTTTACCTTTTTTATAAGCAATATAAGCTTCAGCAAACTCTTTTGGATACATTTTAAGAACTTTCATTCGCGTTTCAATATCACCAAATTTATCATCAAAAAATTTAGGATTAAACTCAACTGCTGGTACACTACCCACTTTAAAACGAGTGCGGCAATAACCAATAGGTAATTCCTAAAAAGTAAATCCCCTTGCAGTATCAACTATGTAGCCATAATAGCAACCGTTAACAATTACTTTTAAAGCAATTTCTCCACACTATTTTTTGATGTAACTTTCATCCATATAGTCAAGGGCTTTTGAGAAATCAGCAAGCACTTTATCATCTTTAGCTTTCTCATCAATGATATATGGAGTTATATACCAATCATAACGATAGAGGGTAGCAAAATATTTGCATAAGCGTTCATACAATCCACTAACTTCAAAAAAATAATTTGAAATCGCGCGCATTGTTTCATAGTCTTTGCGAGCTAAAGCACGTATAATAACTGCTTTATTCCCATAACTACGATTATCTTTTCTTAAACTACCCAAGTCAAGAATGGCATCATCTAGTGTTTGTAAATTAACCTTAATCTTGCCATAGTCTACTTGAGAACCGTAGGCATCATGGATTTCTGGACGCCCAATGATTGAAAAACCCTTGGCATGGATATCATCCTGTCTAGCCAATTCAATCACCCCTTAATATCCAGCTTTTTCCATTATGTAGTCATAAGTAATTAAATTTTCTTCAGTATAAGGAATTTCAATTAACTTATAACCATTAAGCGCGCAAAAACGACGCTTATTTTTATCATTAAACTACTATTGATAAAATCCTTTTTTACCCCCGAACTTAGCAGAAGGTTCATAATGTTGTTTTCCCTAATATTCAATTAAGAAATCTACATTACCATCATCATCAAATACACAGAAATCAAATTTAAGCGGACGACCATTAGGACTATTCAATCCCTCAAACTATTGTTCCATTGTAAATTTAAGTTCGTTCTCGCGTAGGATTTCTTCAATTTTAATTTCTCCTCTTGAAGCACGCATTTTGACACCTCAATTCATGAATAACATCTCACTAAATTTTTTCTTTCTCTTTTTACGTTTACGATCTTCTTCTTGTTTAATATAATATAATCCATATTCAAATGCTGAAAATTTATCTTTTTTAATACCTTTATTTGCTTGCTTCAAAATGATGTTAACTCCTTCATTTTCTTCACGAAGGTTCATCATTTCCTCTTTTAATATGGAAGTTAATGTAAATGGTTTAAGATATTCCGCCCTTTCTTCAGGTTTCATATCCTGTCCTCGTTTAGTTCCCATTAATTTAATCTTCGCAACACGTTCATCAATTAACATTTTTACGTGACCAGAAGACATTTGAGACTAAGCATTTGCATGAGCTTCTGTATTAATTGGCGCATTTGCTTTAATTATCCAAAGCGCATTTTCTTCACAGTTCTCACTACGATATTTTTTATATTCACCATCATCGTCATTATCCACACCAAAATCAGGAAGTAATTCATTAGTATCTGGATCTGTCTATCCTTTTACCATATAGTCTACTAAACCAATACCAAGACCATTACCGTCAATAACAATCTTTTTAGCTTTATATTTATAATATAATTTTTTTAGTTTTATCGCCTAATCTTCAAAATGTGTATCATTCATTGTATCAATATTGACCAAAGAAATAAAAGCCAAACCATTTACTTGTGGAGTTACTTTAAAAATACAACTTACAGTATCACAACCTTTACGACCTACGTCTGTTGCAATTACATAATACGCATTTTTAGTACTGCGACCAGAATATTCATATTCCGCCTATTTAAGTATTCTATTATGATCAAACTATTCCGCATTAAAAAACGCATCTTCAATAGTACCAGACCAACGACTTTCATATTCACGATCAAAAGATGATTCATTAAATGTACCATCCATTTTTAGATCTCGAATAAATGTTTTATCCAATAATCCCATAAGTACAGGAATTCGCCAAGTACCACCCATTACACAAGCACGATCTGGTTTAACAATTTCCCACACCAAAATCTGAATTAATTTATCATAAGCAAAAGTATTTTTCCATCCTGCTGTTGTAACATAAATCTAACTTTTATTTAAAACTTCTTCATCATCTTTATCGCCCCAAGGACCACGACGTGAAACATTCATTGTTGGAATAATAACTTCATTAAGAATGGTTCCATCGACTCCAACGCATTCTTCCACAAGCCCGCCATGACGACGCTGACCTCTTGAAGTTTCTCGCGCAGCAATATTATCAAGGACTGACCCATTTTTAAACATATATCGAACATAATCTTTGCCCTCCATAGTTTTACCGCGGCCCCAATCAATTTCATTGCGCAATGCAGGAATTAAATGACATAATTCAGTAACCTTAGCTTTCAAAATACTAGAAGCCTATTCTTTACCACCAGAAGTAACAAATAATTTTGCTCCTGGATATAAAATACATCTAATAATTAATATCAATGCCGCAAGAAATGATTTAGAATAAGCACGAGGAAAAACCGCATACGTATATTTATAACGCATTGCGGCTCTTAAAAATACTCTTTGATAGAAAAACAAGTGAAAATTTTCTGGGTTATTTTTTTCAACTAAAAAATCAACAAATAAATCAGGATATTCTCGCCAAAATGCTATATATTTTCTTGCCTTAGGAATGCATGCGCGCACACGCTCTTCAGACAATCCAATTTTATCAACATCACTTTTTAAATTTAACAAATCTTGTAATGCCATTATCCATCATCCTCCTCCAAGAGGTCTCGAATAGTGGCTGCATCTTCATCTGCTTCAGCTTCTAAGCGCTCATAGTGTTCAGTAAAATCACCATCTGTTAATACTTCTTCTGTAATCTCATCAAGAGTCAAGCCCAAATTATCAGTGGTGTCTTCATCTTCTTCTTTAGACTCTTCACGCGCCATCGTGCGCACAGCACTTTCAATAAGATTGCCAAGATTCATTTCTTCAGTAACCAAACGATGGACATAATTGCGCATATCAGCCAATGTTTCATCAGGTTTATCTTTTGGCTCACTTATATAATATCTTTCTATTGGTGCATCTCGTTCACAAAGAAGAATAAATTCATCAATAGCAGAAACATATTCACCAGATTCAGCTTTATTTTGTGCTGCGGTGAATTTTGCAGACTTCATTAATGTGTCATAAACTTTAGAAATCTTCTGGAAACCTTCAATATCTCCCAAATCAATTAACTAATGCGCTTTTAAAGAGGTTTTACATATTAATTTAAGATAATCTTCATGCGCAGGAGTTACAATATCGAAAGCCGCCATCATTTCTTGATATAATTTTTCTAATTGAACCCATTCATAAGGACGATAAGCTTTACCCCACTTAATTGTTAAATATTTTTTATCTTCATCGGTTAGTTCATCATCAAAATATTCGGGTTCATTGAGATCAATCGGCGCAGGTGCTCCATCAGAAGCTTCACTAGCATCTGGCGCAGGTCTTTCGGGCATACTACCTTCAGTAATAGCTTGCTCAATTTCTTCTCCACTATATCCCTATCGCGCCATAACTTCAGCCTTCGCCGCATTTGCAGCTTCTTGTAGGCGTTCAGTATCATCCCAGCCATAATCTCTAAACTATTTTAATTTCATCTTAGACAAGTAGCGCCCAAGAATAGTCATACCAGTTAATTTTTTCTTATTCTAACCATATCGGTTAAGTAAAGTTGTCCATTCATCTTCAATATAAGGAACATCAATCTCTTCAAGTATCCAAGTGTAAGTTTTAGGATCCCAATTATCAACATGTCGAGTTAAACATTTCTTACATTCTTTCATTTTACCATCAGGAGGATATCTATCTAACCTCTTAGATGTATAAAATTCATCCGCATCCATTGTGCGTTTACAAGTTTTGCAATAACAAGTTGTATCAGCCATTATTTAGCCTCCTTTTTACGACCCTTAGCATTGCGGCATTTTTTACAAATGCTATAGAAACCATCTTTCGATGTTTTGTTCACAGAAAAAAATCGAGTGTGTGCCAATTTAATCTCTCCACATCGTGAACATTTTTTCCATTTCCCTTTCTCTTGAAATGTAAAATACCACATAAGAAATTCATCCTAAGCTTTTTGCGCAATCAACTTAGGAATTTTATTACGCCAAAGACTACTAATATATTCTATAGAGTGCGTAAAAGCGAATTCTTGCTCGAGCAAAGCTTGAATTTCAGTATTGGGGATACGTTCCATTTTATATTGGACAATACGTTTATACATGGGATATTCTTTAAGTGCTCTATCCATTAATGCCCCAAAATCTAAAACCATGTACCAAGTATCACCAAGAAAATTCCCCTAACTTCTATTCTTTAGCGCAGGATATACTTGCATTATTTCGCTGCAAACTTTGCTGTCACAAAAGGAAAGCCCAGAATATTTAATAGTTGCATCACCATTATCATTGTATTCTATCCATTCGTCCCATAAAAGTGGCATTGAATAAGGACCGCTTCGTGTAAGTCTTGTAAATATAATTGGTCGACGATAAGAATTTTTTATAACATATTGATCTTTGCGCATTTCAATCAAAGCATGTTTTATAACAAATGCTTCACGTCCGGATGCCTTCTTGAGCATTTCTTCCCATCGCTCAATGCTTTCGCGCAACTAGCGCAATGGCGCAATTTCCTCTAAATCTTTTTTTGTAATCGTTACTTTAGGTTGAAATATAATATTTTTTCCATTTTCCGCCATCAAATTATAAATACCATCTTCGCCATTTTCTAGTTGACCAACCAGACCCTCATAGGAAGTTTCTCTTTTATTGATAGTCGCCATGCGATTATCAGTAAGTATCTTCCTCTCCTTTTTCTCTTGCTTCTCCATACAAAGCACTAGATAGTCACCGAGAATTTCAAGATACTACTCACTTGGGTTGGGAGTCTCTTCTAAAATTGAATTTACTAACTTTAAGCGCTCTTCGGGAGAATCTATTGTATAATCTAATTTAATTATACTAATCATCCTCCTTTTAAGAAAACGATTGGGCTCGTCTCTTACTACACTCTCATTATACTAAAAAAAATTGGGTGGGTCAAGTTAAGAATTATGTCCTATTTGAATTTTTTAAAAAAATATATTATAATATATATAGAAAAAAATGAAAGAGGAATATTATGAATCGAGTATTAATCGTTATTGATATGCAAAACGATTTCGTTCACAAGAATGGTTCTTTAACTAATCCGCAAGCAGAAGCATGTGTTCCTGCTGTTCAAGCGCTGGTTGAAGAATTTCATAAAAATAATGAAATGATTTATTTCACGCAAGACACTCATTTTGAAGATTATCGAAATACACAAGAGGGTCTTAAACTTCCTGTTGACCATTGCAGATATGGTTCTTGGGGATGGCAGATTGTTCCTGAGTGTGATTTAAAAGAAGATGTTGCTAAACGAGTTCGGCATTTAACTAAGACAACTTTTGGATACGATGATTGGTTTACTGAGCACTTAGAAAAATATGATGAAATTTGGATTTGCGGAGTAGTTTCTTCTATTTGCGTGATTTCCAATGCTCTCATTATTAAACAACTTTGCCCAGAGACACCTATTAAGTTTGTTGCATACGCAAGTGCTGGTCTCAACCCAATGAATCATGCCTGCACAATTGAAGTAATGCGCAGTTGTCAGATCGAAATTGTACCATGATAGAGAAGGTGACGCATGTATAATCCTTTAAAAGATCCTTTGAACTGGACTCTTCGGGATGGATATATTGGTCCAGAAGGTTATATTGATAAACAGGGTCATTATATTGGATATGAAGATCCAGAAAAATGGAAAGAATTTTGGGACACTTGCCGCAGAAATGATGAAGCTGCAAAAGCTGCCGCAGAAAGAAAGCTATGGAAAGAATATGAAGAAGATGAAGAAAAATTTGAGCGAGCGCGGCAAAGCGGAAAGACTTGGCTTCATAAATGTCCTGAATGCGGCAAGTTGTTTGAAAATGATGAACCAGAGCAAGGATATTTTTGTGATGCTTGCAATAAAAAAGTTTTGCGCAGATTGGTCAAAAAATGGCATGAGGAGGGTGAGATCTAATGCGTATTTACATTGCTGCACCTGTAGTTGGCACTGACTATGAAACACAAAATCAAATTTATAATATAGCAAATGTCTTTACTGCGTGGGAAGATTCCGAGCATTGGAAGCATAGTAGAGAAGATTGCGAATTGTATTTGCCGTCGAATATTAAGATTCCTAATGCTTGGGGCATGACTATGCAAGAGTGGGGCTATTGTGTCTTTACTGTTGATGTGCTGGAATTGGATCGTGCGGACTGGGTAGTAGTTTGCGATTTTGGTCGACAAAATACTGCTGGTACTAGCTGGGAATGCGGTTATGCTTTTGGCAAGGGTAAAAAGATTCTGCTTGTGCGCATGCCTAATGTGCAAGAGCAGAGTTTGATGGTAAGATGCTGCGCGGCGAATGAAGTAACTTATGATGAGTTGCTTAAGTACGCACGCATGAGTAATATTGCTCCTCTTTTTGTCGAAAAGGGTCGTCAGCCTAGTGCGCGGGAGGTTACACTAAATTAAATGGAAAAATGTAAATGTTTAACAGAGGAATGGTTTCCTATAATGAATCTTGAGTATAGCGGAATTGAAACAATAATTTTTCCTAGGTTGAAAACATTGCGTGTGCGCAGCTATTATAATGAAGGACCGAATGGATTGTTTGATACACAAGATATTGCAAATATTGAATATTGTCCATTGTGTGGGAGGAAATTTGAATGAAGAAGAATTATGAAGGATGGGTTCTTTTTGGCGCGATTTGCGCGCTGGTGCTGATGTTTGCGCTTTTGCCCATTCCTATGATGCTTGCGTGGAAGGGTATTGCTGTGAGCATGTTTGGATTGCCTATGATTGGCTATTGGCCAGCGTTTTGGACCAATCTGACTATTGCCATTTGGTTTGGCGGGGTTGGATATCATCCTAATAAGGAGTAATTATGGTTTATCAGTCAACAACGGTTTATGGCGGGGAAACTAAAACTGTAACAGGTAATTGGGCTGGAATAGTGTACGCTATTTATAGTCAGATTACCGATGAAGAAGATGCGCGAAGGGCATCAATTTTAGTGGGACCGATTCAAGCGGAAATGTTTTTTGAGCAAGATGTTGATTTAGAATTGAGAGATCCGAAGGATAAGTTTCGGATTAAGATAAAGAGGGTGAAGAGTCAGGATGAAGAGAGGAGTTTACCTACGGTGTACTAATTGCGGGAGATACATGCCAGGGGGACGAGACATATTGTTGCCTTGTCCTGGATGTGGTCAAGTAGTTACTTGGGAAAAAGTTTTTGAAGTTGAATATACTTGTGGGGGAAATTTCGTAGTTCCGAAACCTGAGAGGGTTTAGTGGGGAAAGAGACCAGACCAAATCGATTTTGTTAATTCAAAATAAATTTCTCCCGAAACATACCCCCGTTTTAATACGATAAAAAAACCTATGGGTAGTCTGGTACATAGAAAATCTCGCAGGGGCGCCTACGGCCAAGGCGCCCCGAAATCGCGTGTTAAATCTTTGTTAAAAAAATTTAACAGAGATGTCACACAATCTTCACACACGATCCCTGGCCCGAAACCTGGCACCCTATGTTAAATGTTTGTGAATTTTTTGCGCAAACCTGGCAGACACCCACGGGATCAATTGTTAAGATTCTGTGAATTTGCTCAAAGACCCCTTGACTTTTGCGGGATCTGTGCTATAATAGAGACATCAAGAGCAAGGGGGACACTTCAATGAAGAACGTTTTCTACTTCGACATGGACGGCGTGCTGGCCGACTATCATGGCTATGTCAAAGGCAATTGGAGCATGGCTCTCCGGCGTGACACTTTCGTGAATCTTCCCGCCTTCCGCCACAACGTTGACCTGCTGAACAGCCTAATCGCCCGCGGCGTGATCTGCTACATCCTCACGAAGGCAGCCAACGCGGACGCCATGGAAGGCAAGCGTGAGTGGCTCAAGGCCAACGTGCCTGCGCTGGACGATGAGCACTTCATCTGCATCACGAAGGGACGCAAGGTCGACCACATGAAGGAAGAAGGAACACTCATCGACGACGATGAGAAGAACACCAAACAGTGGACGAAGGAAGGACACGAAGCGATCCTGCTGACTGTCAAGGGACAGGACATCGAGCTGTGATAAACAGCTCTTTTTTGTGCAATCTGTACAACTATTAAGAATGTATGAAATGTGTCTGATCCTTCTTGACATCTGCTGGATTTATGGTATAATAGATACATCAAGAGCAAGGGGGAAACAATCAATGTTCATGCAGAAGTTCTTCATCGTCTACACCGCCACCACCGAGGACAATGAGCAGATCGAAGTCATCTACGGCGAGCGCGAAACGCGCAAAGCTGCGGCCTTTCGGGTGGCCGAACTCAACCGCGAAGCTGGGTACAATAAGTACCGCCTGAAAGTCAGCCGCTAAGGCTGACTTTTTTGGCGGCTCGCTCCCGGGCGTCGCGAGCCGAATTCGGCCACAATAGAGGACGCCAGAAAAAGATCATGCAATAGCCAATGTAAAGAGTGTGTTAAACCTCTCCTGGAACCTGCCCAAAGGGCTTGACAGCCTGGCAGATCAGTGGTATAATAAGTACATCAAAAGCAAGGAGGACAACACAATGATCACTGGCATCAAGGCTTGGGAAATGGCGAAGAACGCGGAGCGCAAGTACACGGAGAACAAGCTGGTCAAGGACGATCCTTGGTGGGGCAAGGCTTACGAGACTATCCGCTACGTGGTGGTCGAGGGCAAGACCTACGAGCACACCACCGATCGCGATGGCTGGGACGTGCTGATCGAGGTGGAGGGCTAAGCCCTCCGCTTTTTCGTCGGCGCGCGCACGGTTGTTTGCGCGCCGAAATTGCGCGGTGTATAGGTATGCAGAAAAAATGTATGGAAATACACGTGTTAAGAGTATGTAAAGCTTCTCCTGGAATCCTTGACAACCTGGCGACCCTGTGGTATAATAGTCTCACAAGGTTGAGAGAGAAAGAGAGGTAACCCCAATGAATAACTTCTATGAGATCACTGCGAATTTGCTGGACACCACCATGCTGGACTATGGTTGTGGCTCTGAAGCTCTGGAAGAAAAGTGCTGCTCTATCTGCCCCTTCCATGATCAGTGCGTGCCCAATCAGCTGTTTTATGGCTGCTGCTGCTGGGAAGAATCCATGGGTAATGACCTGTAAGACTTAACCAACACTTAACGCGCAAAGGTCTTGACAACAAGCACAACATGTGCTATAATGTATACACAACAAGAGAGAGGATGTGCTACACCATGAAGAAGATGCTGACCATGCTGATGCTGACTGTGCTGCTGCTGACCTACACCACGACTGCTACTGCTGACACCTACGCGCTGACCACTGTGGTCACGTCGTTGGACTATGACAACGATGTGGTCATGGTGATGGACTTCAATGGCAACCTCTGGAGCTTCGAAGGCTGTGAGGACTGGGCGGTCTACGATGTCTGTTCCTGCACGATGGACGATCAGGACACCGATCTGATCTATGATGATGAGATCATCGGCGTCAAGTATGATGGGTGGATCACCGGATGGATGGAGCGGCTGGGCTATTAAGCCCAGCCACCAGGACTTAACCAACACTTAACCTGCCAGGGTCTTGACAACTACGCCAAAGCGTGCTATAATAGTGACAACGAAAGGGACAAGAGAGGAGCAAACACCATGATTAAGTACTACACTGAGTGCAACGGATTCAGAGGTTCGGAACTGTTCAACGACATCGAGGAAGCGCGTGAAGCGGCGCGCAGGCGCACCAATCTCACTGGAATGCAGTGGGTTGTGAAATGGGTGCTGGTCCGGTGACCAGCCCCATTTTCATTTCGCAGGCGCGCCCGCGGTCGTGGGCGCGCCTTGTTTGGGCTGAGAATAGGGCGCGGAATTTTTATTCAGAAAAATGAATAAAAATACCATGAGATCGGCATCCTGATTCTGTCACAATGTTATCAAATGGGTGTCCTTGCTTCGGAGCCTGGCATGTGGTACAATAGTATCATCAAGAGCAAGGAGTGATCTTCATGAAGCGGTTTCTGGATTGGGTCCTGGTGCTGGGGACGATGGCAAGTTTCATCTATTCGGCTTTTGGTCTGTGGCCGGTGTGGTCGTTGGTTGGTTTTGTGGGGCTGGGAATTGTTTACACAATGTTTACCAAATAGGGGCTTGACAACTCAAGCCCCATCGGGTATAATAGTATTAGATCAAAGAGAGGAGCGACCCACAATGACGAATCTGTACAACATTCCGGTTTCCTACCACTTCACCCACGATCGCGCGGAGCGCAAAGCACGCATTGACGAAGTTATCAATGGCAACTGGGGACAGGTCATCCGCGAAAGTTTCGCAACGAATGTTTGGCATTGCCTGACCGACACTGGTTTGATTTTCATTGTCAACGCGGAAAAGACCAAGATCATGACCTACTATTTCGCAACGCAGGCGCAAGCCCAGCAGGTTTGCAACAAGTCCTGCCCCAAGCAGGTTCTGAAAAGGATTCAGAAGAACGCCAGCAAGTACCAAAATCTTTACAATGAAAAAGTGGGCAAATGGGGTTGACAAAACCCCAAGCCCATGGTATAATAGATACATCAAAGAGAGAGAGGAAGATGACAATGTTCTGGATGGTTTCTTACAAGGTGCGCGGTGAGTGGTTCGAGGAAATGTTCAAGAATGCGGACGACATGCGCGAGTGGTGCGAGAACTCCGGCCTGCTGAACAGCAAGCGCAAGATCGAGTTCCGCCGCAAGGTCGATAACTCCTGGGTGCTCTTCCGCCCCTGCTGGCTCTGGGACTAAGTCCCAGAGTCTTTTTCGGCCGCGCGTCCCCGGCCAGGACGCGCGGTTTTTGGGCTGATCGAAGGTCCTGGAGGTTTTTGTGGGCGATCATGTGCATGTTAAGATTTGATGAAGTTTCCCAATACCTATTGACATCCTGGCGCGTTGGGTGTATAATAGATACATCAAGAGCAAGGAGCTGATCACAATGATGAACACGTTGATTGATGCACTGATGTTGGCAAAACTGTGGCCTGTGTATGTCCTGTTGGTTGTAACCGCCCTTTACTTTATCATTTGGAGCATCATTGAGAAGTAACTAAATCTTAACTTGACAAGCCTGATCGGCTATGCTATAATAGATACATCAAGAGCGAGGGGTGACAAAAATGTTCGAGATCTATAATGTTTACACTGGCGTAACAATCCTGTCTGGTCTAACCTTCAAGCAGGCGTTTAGCCTGCGGATGATGCAAGCTGATCGTCTGGACCTGGCAATCCGCGAAACAAAATCTTAACTTGACATCCTGGTGCTGATCTGTTATAATAGAACCATCGAAAGGAGCTGATCTAAATGAATAAGGAGATCATCAAGGCTATGCAGGGCAAGAAGGAACACAAGGCGCGCAAGTGGTGGCGCAAGAATGGTTACAAGGTCTGGCGCGTGTTGCTGTTCCCGCTGTGGGCTGGTGAGATTCTGTGGAACGAGATCAACAAGCGTCTGAACCGCAAGCAGGAATGGAACGAGGAACGCGCTAACGAGATTCTCAACTATTACATCCCGCGCCGCGCTGAATGGAACGAGAAAGAACAGTGCTTTTACTTTTTCGACAATGGCATGGGCTGGAGCCTTGCCTACGCAAAGAAATTTCTCAAGCGGAAGGATCGCCGCTTCTGGAAAGTAAATTGTGGCTGGTGGGGTGGCAAGATGCGCGAATATCTGGTGGAAAAATTCCAACTGGAAGGATTCACCAAGGAAGTCGGCTTCTGTGATGACTGGACCGAAGTTACCTTCAATCTTAACACGGAAAGGGCTTGACAAAAGCCCTTCCGGATGGTATAATAGATACATCAAAAGACGAAAGGAAGTTGCTACTATGAAGGATACTAAGACCACTTCTACCATCGGATTCTGTGACCTGCTGGCTGTGCTGTTCATCGCTCTGAAACTCTGCAAGGTAATCTCCTGGAGCTGGCTGTGGGTGTTGTCGCCCATCTGGATTCCCTTCTCGCTAGCTGCTGTGATCTGCGTGATCGTCCTGATCGCCAGTTGGTTTTAACCAACACTTAACACGCGGAGGGATTGACAAAATCCCTCCCGCGTGGTATAATAAGTACAACGAAATGAGAGAGAGGTAATCAAAATGCTGAAGGACATCCTGATGAAGGTCAACAACCTGCCCACCAACTACGAGGATTACAAGTACCTGACTGTCCGCGAGTGCGATGGCGAGTGGTGGTTCTACGGCGCGTGGCGCACTGACTTCGATGCCGCTCTGCGCCAGGCGGTTGAGATCGGCGGCCAGCTGATGCCCTCGACTGGTGTCCAGCCCGCGTAAAGCGGGCTGATTTTTTGGCCGCGCGCCCACAGTCGTGGGCGCCGGTTTTCGCAATGTTAAATGTATGTTAAACTTTTGTGATCAAGCGGATCAAATGTGAAGATTTTGTGAACAATCCTGGAACCCTCTTGACATTAGGCCTGGAGGATGCTATAATAGATACATCAAGAGCAAGGAGGTAACCCCAATGAAGACCATCATCATCGTTCGCAACACCACCACCGCCGAGACCTACACCTACGACCGCGCTGATCTGATCAAAGCGCGCATCGCAGTTGACTACCTGACCACCACCACCCCGTACCTCTGGTACCTGGAGCGCAAGGTCCTGGAGGACTAAGCGCAAAAACTTAACAAACCAAATCCCTTGACAAACGGCGGTCAGGATGCTATAATGGATACATCAAGAGGAGGTAATGAACAATGATGAACGCTCTCATGAACTACGGTTTCCAGCCCCGCGGGTGCGGGATCTTCTGGGGCATCGGCTCCCTCATGTGGGGCTGGACGGTCGCCATTAAGGCGATCGGCCCCGACCTCTACGAGGTCACTGTCTCCCACTGGCAGTACAACGAGTGGGGCGAGTGCGTGACCGATGAGGTCACCACCGCGGTAGCCCATGGGGGCCGCGTGTGGGCCCTGCTCCCTGAGCGGGTGCTCGTGGGTCGGCGCTAAGCCGACCCTTCCCTCGACAAAAGAAAAGGAGTTGATCTCATGTTTATGAACACTTTACTCGGTAAGACCATGGCTATCTGGATGCTGGCGGGTCGTCCGCTCGTCGCGTGCGTTTTCTTCCTCGCGGGTTTCCTGCCCAGCTTCATCCGCAACTATCTGAAACGGCGTCGCCGTCTGATCATCCAGTGTGATGACACAGTGGTGAAACCGGTGGGCGAGTATAGGCTGCACGATTAGTGCAGCCTTTTTGGCGGCCCGGTCGCGAGCGCGACCTGGCCGAAATTTCATTATACCATGCTGCCAGCAATTTGTCAAGAGGAAAAGTGTTAAATGTATGTTAAAATCTCGCGCCCGAAACGTCCTGGCGGATCTGCATAATTATGCAGAAAATCTGCATAATTATTCATGTATAATCATGCAAAATCGCTGAATAAAACTTTACCATTTCTCAACATGAAATACGTTGCTTCTTAACAGTCGTTTGTGCTATACTATAATTGTTCCAAGGGGAACGGAAATCACGCGGGCGCGGCGAACAGCGCAGAAAGGGATTGATACTATGAAGCGCAATTACACCATCGTTCTGGACACTGAAACCTGCAACATCGTCAAGATGGACGCCGTGAAACCCGGCAACAATCTGACCTATGACATCGGCTTTTCCGTGGTGTGCCCCAGCACTGGCGAAATCGTTCTGGAGCGTTCCTACGTCGTGCGCGAAATCTTCTTCGGCGAAGTGGAGCGCATGAAGTCCAGCTACTACGCGGCGAAGCTGCCCCAGTATTACAAGGACATTGCCGAGGGCAAGCGCGTCATCAAGTCCTTTTTCGACATCATGAACGAAATCGCCGACCTGTGCGACAACATGAACATCGTCGCAATCGTCGCCCACAATGCGCGGTTTGACGTTGACGCGCTGAACACCACCGCGCGCTGGCTGACTGACCTGTACAGCGTCAAGGCTCTGCCCCAGTCCGTCGAAATCTGGGACACCATGCAGATGTGGAACGCCGTCAAGCCCAAGGGCTATGACAAGTGGTGCGCGGAAAATGGTTACATGACCAAGCACAAGCCGCCCCGTGCCCGTCTGACCGCGGAAATCATCTACCGCTACATCTCCATGGATGTTGAGTTTGTGGAAAGTCACACCGCGCTGGAAGATGTGCAGATTGAACGGGAAATCATGTTCAAGGTGTACAAGATGCACAAAAGCATCAAAGAGGTTCGGGTGCTGTATCACGCAGAAGCGTGATACAGCTTTTGCATAATTATACATTTGATCGGACCGGCCGCTCCTGGTGGTCGCGGCCGGAAATTCCATTGTACCACATCACCAGCAATTTGTCAAGAGAAAATGTGTTAAATGTGTGTTAAGTTTTGGATCCCGAAACGAGCCTGGCGCGGCTGCATAATTATGCAGCCGCATGAATAATTATGCATGCATAATCATGCACGATTGTGCATGAAATTTCATTGTTAAGATCTTGTGAAAAGGCTTGACATTGGCCTGGAAATCGGCTATAATAATAGTGTCGAAAGGAGCTGATGACCATGACGCAGATCGAACGGATGCGCAAGGCTGGATTTTCCGAAGAGGAAATCCGCGACATGATGGACGCGGACGCGCGAATTGACAAGGGCGAAAAGCTGTTTGAGCAGACCGCCGAGCAGAAGCGCGCAAGCAAGCAGGCCATGAATGGCATGGCGAAATCGCAGGACGCGGTTAACGCCTATGGCAAAAAGGTAAAGCGGGAACGCAAGCCGAACGAGGTCAAACGCTGGATTATCCAGCGCGTGAAAATCCTGTGCGAAGGTTGGGAGTTGAACGGTGACGCGCTTAACGTCAACGTAACAAACCTGGAACGCGCGATTGACTTTGAGATCGACGGACGCGCGTTCACTCTGACCTTGACGGAGCATCGGAAGCCGAAAACTTAACATTCGGCTTCCACGAAAAACTCTTGACAAGCCCTCGGAAATGTGCTATAATAATCACGTAATCAAGGGAAGGAAAACCCTTCAAACCAGAAAGGAATTGATACTATGAAGAAGATCACCCGCGTTGACGCTCTGAACACCGCCATCGAAGCCCTGTCCGAGAACACCGAAGTCGTCGAAGTCCTGTCCAGCATCCGCGACAGCATCGCGAAGGCGAACAGCCGCCCGAAGTCCGACAAGCCCACGAAGGCGCAGCAGGAGAACGCGATCCTGCGCGGCAAGGTTGTCGCCCTGCTGGATGCTAACATCCCGCACACCGTCACCGAAGTGCTGGCGATGTCCCCCGATTTCGCTGGCATGAGCACGCAGAAGATGAGCGCCCTGCTCAACGGCGCCGTCAAGGCTGGCGAAGCCATCAAGGTTTCCGAGAAGCGCGTCACGAAGTTCCTGCGGGCGTAAGCCCGCGCGGACTTCACCGCGCTAAAGAAAATGCAGGATTGCCCTGGCGATCCTGCATTTTTATTCACACTTTACCACACGAAATTTTTTGCAGGATTGCAATTCAAATCCTGCAAAATGATCGGACCGGCCGCCCCTGGGCGTGGCGGCCGGAATTCGCGTGTTAAGTTTGTGTTAAACTTTTTTGACACAAAAGGGGAAGATGTGACAGATCTGTTACAGATCCTGGAACTGGAATTAACAGATCAGCACTTGATTTTTAACACTTTATTTGTTATAATAGTATTAGAAAGTGAGGGATGAACGATGAAGCGAGGATTTTTCAAGAGGGTTGACGAACTCGCCGCCTGGGACCTGGATGCGGGATGCCGCGCGATTGTCAATCAGCAGAGCCCTGGCAATCGCCGCCTGAAGAAAGTCCTGCGCAAGCAGGCACGCGCAAGGCTTAACGAAATCTTTACAAAAGAAATCAAAAAAGCCTATTGACAAACCCTGCCCCATGTGGTATAATTAAGTCACAAAAGAGAGAGAGGAAGATCAAGATGATGAAGATTTGGTTCGACATGGATGGCACGATCGCTGACCTGTATGGCGTGAAGGATTGGCTCCCGATGCTGATTAACTCCGACCCCACGCCCTACGCGGTAGCCGCTCCCCTGATTCATCTGGCGACACTGGCGCGGATGCTCAACAAGCTCCAGCGTGAAGGCTACGAAATCGGCGTTATCAGCTGGCTGTCCAAGAACAGCACCGCGGATTATGACGAAAAGGTTAAGGCCGCGAAGCTGGAATGGCTGGCGAAGCACCTGCCGAGCGTCCGTTGGAACGAGGTCAAAATCGTGGCCTACGGCACGAGCAAAATCACCGAGTGCGGCGGCGGCGTCCTGTTCGATGACGAGGACAAGAACCGCGCCGAATGGGGTGAAGATGCCTACACTCCCGATAGGATTTTCGAGGTTCTGTCAAGCCTTCGGGCTTGACAGGCCCCAGCCCCAGGAATGTAAAGGAGATGTTAAATTATGCGCGATCCTGAGAAGGGAACTTTTAACGGAGATTTAACATACTGCACGGTCAATGCCTATGGTGATTGCCCCTATTGCGATCAGTGCGGCGTCTGCCACATTTCCGACCCCATGACCGACTGTGATGATTTTGGCTACTTCTTCGACTATGATTGGGACTATTGGCAGTCGCTGGGCTGATGCTCGGCGGCTGTCGCTTTGGCGGCGCGTTTGCGGGCAAACGCGCCGATTTTGAGCCTGGAGCGATCTGCACAAAAAAATGGATCAAACTTTGGTGATTTTGCCGATTGCAATCTGCTCCCGAATCTGCTATAATTATTCTTGTCAGGGGGGCGAGAGAGAGTCCACCGCGCAGGAGAGGGTGAGCGAGAGAGCGCAGGCGCCGCGCTAACTGCCAGACCCCACGCTGCGAGCGCAACACAAACTTAACACTCAAACCCCTTGACAAAAGCTCCTGGCTGTGGTAGAATAAAGATGTTGAGAGGGACGCGGGATACAAATTAAGGTGAGTGGCCGCTGGAAACTCCCACCCTCGAAACAAAATCTTAACTTGACATTATAGCCGATCGGTGCTATAATAAATACATCAAGAGGACAAGGAAAAGTCCTTAAAACCAGAAAGGGTTGATACTATGAAGATTACCTACACCTACATCGATGCTCTGAACGAAGTCCTGTCCATGGAGCTGTCCGACCAGTGCAAGGACAAGCTGACCACCCTGCGCGAGACCATTGCCAAGCGCAACGCGTCCAAGTCCTCCGCTGGCAAGCCGACCAAGATCCAGCGCGAGAACGTCGAGGTCAAGGAGCGCATCCACGAGTTCCTGACCCACACCCTGCAGGGCGTCCGGTGCGGCGACATCGCCACCGCCTGCGGCATCTCCGGCCAGAAGTGCTCCGCGCTCCTGTCCCAGATGGTCAAGGCTGGCGAGGTCGTGAAGCGCGAGGAGAAGCGCGTGGCGCTGTTCCTCCTGCCGGAGAACGACTGCACCCGCGAGGACGTGGAGTAATCCACGCCCTCGGGCTCCCCGCAAGGGGAGCCTTTTCCATTTGGCCGCCCGGCCCTGGGCGTGCCGGGCGGTTTTTGCATAATTATGCACTCTTGGTGCATAATTATGCAAAAAGGGCGCATGTTAAGATCTGGTTAACTTTCCCGGAACCTACTTGACAACCTGGCGGATCAGGTGTATAATATAAGTGTTCCAAGGGCAGAGGCAAGGACGGCGCTGGTCGCCGGCGGCGGGGACGCCGCCAAGGTTAACCAACACTTAACTTGACAAGCGTCGCTGAATCTGCTATAATTAACTCGTAAAGGGGAGCCGAACCCCACAAACGGAGAAAGGGTTGATACCATGACCAAGATGACTTACACCGCCGCTCTGTCCTACGTCCTGACCAACGTTGCCGACCTGCCCGCCGATGTGACCGAGAAGCTGACCGCCCTGCGTGAGCAGGTGGAGAAGCGCAACGCCACCAAGTCCGACAAGCCCACCAAGACCCAGCGCGAGAACGAGACCCTCCGCGCGGTGGCGGTGGCGGCGGTCAAGGCCAATGCCGACCCCATGACCGTGACCGAGGTCCTCAAGGCTGTGCCCCAGTTCGAGGGCTTCAGCACCCAGAAGGTCAGCGCGCTCCTGAACGCGGCTGTCAAGGCCGGTGAGCTGATGAAGGTCAGCGAGAAGCGCGTGACCAAGTTCGTGGCGGTGGCGTGAGCCACCACCACGGCGACAGCCCCGAGCGATCGGGGCTGTATTTTTATACATTTTTCCGGGCCGCTCGCTGCTGGCCGCAGCGAGCGGTATTTGTCAATTAGCAGATCTCCACAAATTTTTCGCGCAAATCCTGGCACTTTTAACGATTGACTTTTGCTCCCGAAAAGAGTATACTATAATTGTTCCAAGGGCAGGGCGGTAAGCCGCTCACCTGGTGCGCAACAGGTATAAGTAGCGCAGTAAGGCCCAGCCCTTGTAACAAAATCTTAACTTGACAACCTGGCACTGATGTGCTATAATTATCTCACAGATTAGGAAAGGAAAGTGATTCTGATGATGACTACTCTGATGGTGCTGGATTCCGAGACCTGCAACGTAACCCCTTCCGATGCCGTAAAGCCTGGTAATAACCTGACCTATAACGTGGGTTATTCCCTGCTGATTCCTTCCACCGGCGAGACCTTCCACGCTCGGCAGTACGCAGTGAGCGAGATCATGTTCGGTGAGCGCAACCGGATGGCGTCCTGCTACTACGCGGACAAGCTGCCGCGGTACTACGACCAGATCGGTGAGAACGCCTGCGAGGTCAAGTCCTTCTTTGACATCATGAACGAGATCGAACAGGTTTGCCGCGACTACAACGTGACCGCAATCGTGGCGCACAATGCCCGCTTCGATGTGGATGCGCTCAACACTACGGCGGCATGGTTGACGGATGGACAAATCCGCCGCGCCCTTCCTCAGTGGCTTGAGGTTTGGGACAGCCTGAAAATGAGCCGCGCTGTATTCGGCAAGATGCCCACCTACCGCAAGTTTTGCGAGGATAACGGTTTCTTAACAAAGCACCGCGTCCCGCAGGTTCGGCTGACCGCCGAGGTTCTTTACAGGTTCTTAACAAAGGACTTGGACTTCGAGGAAGATCACATGGCATTAGAGGACGTTATGATCGAGGCCCAAATCATCATGGCGTGCTATCGCTCCCACAAAGCCCTCGCCCCCTATCGGGTTCTGTATCAGGCGCAAGCCTGATACATTTTTTTGAACCAAAAGTTTAGTAATACTCAACTCCTCGCGCCAGGATCAAATTCAGTATTACTAAACTTTTGGTTCAATCTGGCTCAACTGCGAAAATGCAGGATTTCCTGCATTTTCGGCCGGCCCTACACTGGCGTTCCGGGCCGGAGTTTGCGTTTGTCAAGTAGTTTCAGATTTTTGTTTTGTAAAATGCGCGTTAAATCTATGTTATTAATAATCCCTTAACTTGGACCGGCGGTAGCCGGCCGCGCCGGAGGCGAATTTGTCAAGCACATTTATGTTAAGAATTTTTTAAATCGATGTAAAGCTTTTATTAAATTTGTGTTAATTTCCCGTTACGTTTGTGTTAAGCTACCATGGTAGCACTTTAGCATGGTAAAGTGGTAGCGCGCTAAAGGTTCCGATCGGCCCTCATATGGCCTCACCACCCTTGAACCTGCGCCGCTTTTCCGATCGGCTCTTATATGCTTGGATCGCCAATACACCTGGGCACCTTCTCGCCGCGCGCTCGCGCGCGGCAATCGGCTTAATCTGATCGCACCAATAGGTGAATCAAAAAATTAACATTTCTTAACAAAAAATTAACAAAAAAATGCTTGATTTTTAACAAAAAATATGATATAATATATATGTAAGAAAAAAATTGAGAGGTGCGAATTATGGCGAAGACGATCGTTTATCCCACTCAGGAATGGATTGATAGCTGGATGGACCGTTACATGGACGAGCATCCCGACGAGCGGATCTCTGACTTTGAAGCCCTGCGGCAGGACGCCGAATCTGCTTGGTGGGACATTCAAGTTGACAAGGGCAATCCCACTCCGTACGATCAGACCGCCGAGCAGAAGGCCAACAGCAAGGCCGCGATGCAGGGTATGGCGCGTAGCGTGAATGCTTACGGCAAGGAAGTCAAGCGCGTGCGCAAGCCCAATGAAGACAAGCGCGCGATCATGAACGCCCTCATGAGCGCGATGGAAAGCTGGCACCACGACGAAGAAAGCCCCGTGGCCGACGCCACTGGCTTCAACCTTGCCAACGTCGAACGGCAGATCGACTTCGTTCTCAACGGCGTTTCCTATTCTGTGACTTTGACTGCTCACCGTGCTCCCAAAGTCTAACAAACTAAGTTAAATTGCCATTTTAGCCTAATATACGCATTTTCACACGTATATTGGGCTATTTTTTGTGATTTTTTCAGCAAATTTGGCAATTTTTATTGATTTTTATATAAAAATATGATATAATATAATCGGGGGCGACATCTTTCGCGATCGGCAACTTGACTTTTATATAAAAATATGATATAATAAATAAAAAAACCTATTTTTTATAGGTTTTCCGCACTTTTATTGACATTTTTATTAAAAAATGTTATAATATTATTGGGGGAAGCAACTTTACCGCCTGGATTTTAGCACTTTAGCATAATAAAGTGGCCGCTCGGCTTATGCCGAGCGGCTTTTTTCTCACTTCAGATCATCCAAAAAGGCACGCAGAATGTCATCAGCGCTCTGCTTCGCGCACTTCTGCTCACACTTGGGCTTCTCCTTGGGCACAAAAGCACCCAAAAGATCCTGGAAACCATCCAAAAGGGTCTCAAGATGCTTTGAAAGATTGTCCGCAGAATCCATAGCATCCTTCACATCGTTCGCAGATACCTGGACCTTTATATTCTTACCAGTCAGATAAGAATTCATGACCATAGCAATGTCAGCTTCGGTCGCCTTGTTCTCGAGCACACGAGTAGCCATCTCAGCAATCGCTTCACCACGACGCACGTACTCACGCTCTTCTGCTTCACGCTTAGCCGCAGCTGCCTTCTCTTCTGCCGCCTTAGCCTCCTCAATGTCCGCCTTGGCACGTTCCATCAGCTCAAGAAGATCGTTCCAATCGCCATCACCATGCTCCAGCGCACCGGTAAGCGCTGACACAATAGTATCCTTAGTCTTCGCCATACAGAATGTACATCCTTTCTTTACTTTATATGTATATTATATCAAAATTTTTTAAGAATTGCAAGAGAAGAAAAATAATTACGGAAACGATAACGATAAAAAAATTTGACATATGCTAGTGCCGATCGGCACCTCACATCCACCTCACACCACAATTTTCCTCGCATCACATCTCATTCAACTAAACATCCAAAAGAGAAAACAAACTCCCGTAAACAATAGCATCAATATATACATCATAAATAAATAAACCACTTCATATCTTCCTGCGTCAAAGGTTCATTATCTTTACTTTCACTCTTCTCTCCAACCACTTGTCCCTTCTTTATACTAAACTCATAGTCACCAACATATTCCCACTCGCCATCTTTTTCAAGATAAGTAATCTTATCATGGTACAATATTACTACCCTACCATCATACTGCTTATCCAAAATCTCAAAATAAGCATCTTCATTACCTCTGCGCGCAGCTTTATATGCGGCCCAAGAGCACAAATAAGTTTTCTTGCCCCGATAGTATCCTATCGTATATATTCCATTATCATTTAAATAACTCGCTACTTCAGCAATCGCTTTTGATATATCATCTACCGATGATCCTACACTTTCATTAATCAATTCGCCTAAACCAGTTACTGCCTTTTCCAAGTCATCAAAACTGTAATTTGCCATTTTCCTTCCTCCATTCTTATAAATATATTATAACATTTTTTTCTATCTTTATCAACTAAATGCGCATAGCACGAATATTCGTTTTTGGTTTCATTTTCCGGACTGAATCTTTAGTTAAAAAAAGATGGGTTTTCAAATCATTTTTTGAAAAAGAGTACCCTCCGTAATAGCCCCCCTATTTTAGAAGATCTATTACCCCTATCTTCCTCCACCTTCTCTTCTTCTTCTATAACTTCTAATCCAATCTCAATAGCATCTGCAATACAAAATCTAATCTTCTTTTTCATTTCTTCCAAATCAAATTCTCCATTTTTGTATTGCTCTTTTATATGATCTATCTCTTCATACATCTTCTCTTCATTGGCCAAATATATGGTTGCCCTAGTTACTGGTTTCATTTCCTTTTCCTCCAATTTTCAAATCATTTTTCGGCAGGTAGATAAAATATCCCGAAGCGAAGCGGAGGGATATTTTATCTACCCCTATTTCTATTTATATTACTATTATATAGGTTTCTATTTTTTGTACAAAATTCAGAAATTTTTGTACATTTATCAGAAAATTTTGTACACAACATCAGAAAATTTTGTACATTTTTAGTCCGGTAAAACATTAGTAACTTTAGTAACATACATTTGTGTTTTCATCGGTTCAACTTGCCGCAATTCATATATAATTAAACCCAAACGTCTTAAAATATCTAATATATCATTAATGACAACATTATTAGAAGTTGAACTTGATGAAATACCTATATGTTCTTTTAATTCTTTATGAGTGATTATAAATTCTTTTTCATCATTAGCAATCCAACGATTTAAAAGATGAACAAAAATATTTACGCTATTCCTATTTAAAGAATTTACTAATTGCCGTAAAGTCGGAAATGGTACTAAAGTTGCAGATGAATTTGGTAAAGCTTTCAATATATATATTTTTCGCTCTTCATCTTTTTCTAATAGCCCCAATGCAATAAGCTTATTTACATATTTAGAAGCACTACGACGGTCAATACCACATTCTTCACCAATAGTAACAAATTTAGCATCAGCTACTTTTACTATTCTTTCATTTTGACTCCAATCAGATTTACATTGAAACCAAGCATATACCACATCGTAATAATTCTTATCTTTCATAATCTATGCATCCTTTGGAACTTGTCGAGAATTTTTTTGAATAACCAAACTCACACCTCCTTTCGTTTAATTCGCAAAAACTTTTTAAT